GACGGACTAACCGACATTGAGATCTCCAAAGTATTCTCTGTCAACCCGTCGAACATCTGGTCCATCAGGCGCGGCAAATCATGGGGCTGGGTGAAGTAGTTCATGATCCAGACCGCCCTCCTACTAATCTCCCTGGGCATGACGCCCGCGGACGCGCAACGCCTGGTCATCTACACCCACGCGGCGGGCTGGCTCTACTCGGTGGACCCTGCTGAGCTACTCGGCATAGCGTCGGCTGAGAGCACGCTGGGCCTGGACCGCAGACGCAGCCACAAGGGCGCTTGCGGGATGATGGGTGTACTGGGGTCTCGGTACGGAGCTGCGCCGTGCTGGGCCATGGAGGCGTTCGTGTGGCTGGCTGTGCTTGAGGGGGCGAAACGGTTGGCCTACTTCGAGCGGCACTGCGGGGAGTGGGCCTTGCCTGCCTACAATGGGGCGTGGACCAACTGTTGCGGCGGCTCCTACTACCGCAAGCGCAAGGACGACCCTGGCCGAGTCTGGCGGTGCTCTACGTCGTATCGGGCTCGGGTGCGGGCTTTCGCGAGACGCTTGCGGAAGCACAGAGAACACGGTACAACGAAATAGAGGGAGCACAATGGACGACATCAGCATCTTGTATCTCATCGTGACCGGCGCAGCGGGGATCGTCCTCGGGATGTGGGTCACTCGGCGCAACTACAACAGGGACACCCGGAACCGCTTCGAGTCGTTCCTGTGGCAACTCCACAACCGCACCCCCCGCCACTTCAAGGGGCACCAGGCCAAGATCGCGGCCAAGGCCACGGAGTACGGCTGGAACAAGCGCATCGGGGTCAAGGAGTGGCGCGCGAACAAGGCAGCCACCAAGGCCCCATCTAATAACTGGCTCATGAAGCGGCTGCGGGCGTCGAAGCTCGGACTGCGACTTCTGGAACGGAGGAACGGATGAACCTGACTTGCGAGTTCTGCGACTTTTTCAGACCCGACGTGGACGCAACCAAGCCCTGCGTCTTGAACCCCGCCCACGCCGAGACAGACAAGGGCGGGCTCTGCGGGCAGCACCCGCGCTTCAAGGCGCTGGGGGGGGAGCCCCGACCCAAGAAGAAGTCCGCGCCCAAGAAGAAGTCCGCGCCCAAGAAGAAGTCCTGACCATAACATGAGAGGCTTCTGTGGGATGTCTCCATTCGCGCCCTGACTATCTCTACCACCCCAATTCAGACATCGACACTTGCGACCCTGAGTACCATGAGTGGATAGCGCAGCAGCCCCTCCTCCACCTCGAGTTGATGGAGTTGTACAAGAAGGAGCCCCGCCACTTCTTCTACGACGCACTCAAGATCACGACCAAGGGCGGGGACCTGGTCCCGCTGGACCTGGACTTTTGGGCCTACGCTACTGCGCAGAACTTCCTCTACGATATGAGCATGGCGCAGTGGCGCGACTCGGGCATGATCAGGATCGTCATTCTCAAGGCTCGGCAGTGGGGCGGTTCCACGCTCGTTGCCGGGTTCATGATGTGGCTGAACACCATCATTCACCGCAGAGGTAACGCCCTGGTCATCTGCGACGAAGACCAGCGCACCCAGCACATGTTTATCCGCTACCAGACCATGTACGACAACCTCCCGAAGTGGCTCCAGCCGGCAACGAAGTACGTCAGCAAGAAGCGGTTGCGCTACCAGGGGCCGCACCCGGTGGACAAGGTTGAGACGGTCTCCGAGGCGTACACGGAGACAGCGAAGAAGCTCCAGGTGGGCCGGGGGGACACGTATCAGGGCCTTCACAAGTCAGAGACGGCGTTCTGGGGCAAACACGCAGCCGACGCGCAGGGAGGGCTTGACCAGGCCGTGCCGGACGTGTGGGGCACCATGGTCTTCAACGAGTCTACCGCGTTCGGCGCAGGCGGGGCGTTCTACGACGACTGCGAGATGGCGGTGGTCAACGGGGCGATGTGCTTCATTCCGTGGTTCATGATCGAAGAGTACGACCTGGGCCGCGACGACCCGCGTTGGCGACACCCCTCGCTCAAGGAAAACGACCAGCTCGCATGGGACGACGCGTGGGCCAGGGAAGCCTACGACGAGCTTTGCGCTCCGGACGAGATTGAGCTGATCCACGAGTTCGGACTGCGACCGGGGCAGATAGCCTGGCGCCGTCACCGGATGGCCACCAAGACCCGAGGGGACCCGGACCTGTTTAGGCAGGAGTACCCACACACCATCGAGTCGGCGTTTGTGGAGTCAGGCACCCCCGTCTTTGCCAACGGCGTTCTAAATACGTGGATGAAGCGCAACGCCAAGGAGCCCCGGCAAGGAGCCCTGGTGCCAGCCGGCGAGGTGGAGTTCAAGAAGGTCTTCGATGAGGACATCGGCATGGAGGTCTCCGTGGAGGTCCCCACGCAGTTCGAGTTCATCGAGGACCAATCCGGCGACTTCATGATCTGGGAGGACCCCGTCCCCGGGCAGACCTACGCGTTGGCGGTGGACCCGTGCGAGGGGACGGACGTGAAGTTCATCTCCATCGGCTCGAAGCGCATGAAGGACCGGGACCGGGCCGGGGTCGTGGTCTGCAACGCGACGACCCGCGACGTGGTGGGAGCCGTGCATGGGATCATCAGCCCCGGCCCAGTCGGGAAGATGGCGCACGCTCTGGCGATGTGGTTCAACGAGGCCGCGGTTATAATCGAGATGAACAGCGGGTGGGGAACGCCGGTTCTGCAAACCTTCCTGGACCTGGGGTACACCAACCTCTACACCATGAAGCGGCACACCTCGGACTCGCAGCAGCACTCCCACGAGTACGGCTGGAACACGAACCGGAAGTCTCGGCCCCTGATGTTCGACAACGCCCGCGCCCTCGTCAGACAGGAGGTAATCCCGCCCATCAGGTACGGGGACCTGCTCCGGGAGATGTTGTCCATGATCTATGTGCGCCTTGCCAGCGGAGGAGCCAAGGAGATCGCCAAGGAGGGCCTACATGACGACCTTTGCTTGGCCTGGGTCCTGTGCCAGCAGCTCATTACGGAGTGGTGGGACATGCTGGCCGTCGAGGAGCACAAGGAGCGCCAGGAACTACCCCAGGACATCAGGGGCGTATGGAAGCGGTTGCTGGCCGACTTCGACGACGACGGGGACGCGGACGCAGGGGAGCATCTCGGGGACTACTGACGATCTGACAATTTCTCCTTGACTTTTGCCAAAGAGACACGGAACAATAAGACTGAGGTGACAGAATGACACTCAGTCTGCCTGATGTTGCGGTGACGACTGGCCTGCTCTGCGGGACCGTTCTGGTTCTCGCGCTGTTCTTGTACCGATACCTGATGGTCAGGCTGGACGTGGAAGTCCGCAAGATTGACGCCCGAATGGACGACGACGCCAACGACATCGGCAGGATCCACGACAACGAATACGTCCCCTCCGCACGCCCCGGCGCAGCCCCCGGCCTCAAGCCGATTCCGCACCCTGACGACCTGAATGGATCCTCATCGGCCATGGACCCCAGTCTTTTCGGTGACGACGACGAGGTCCCACGGACTGCGATGGTCGAGGAAGACGGCACCCCCAACGAGCACGTTCCCATCGAAGAGGACGAATAAATGGCCGAGCCCCGAGAGAGCGGCGGGTACGACTGGGACCAGTTCCTGGGCCGCCATCTTGCCCCCGGCGGCGGCGGCGAGGTCTCCGGTGCGTACAAGCCCTTCCCCCGGCAAGAGATGGAGCGGGGGGGCCTGGAGCGCGACGAGGCCGTCTACAAGTACGACTACGCGGGGCCGGGCGAGAACGAAAGGTTTATGGAGGCGTTGCTGGGCGAGGTGTATGGTGGCGGTGCGCGCTCCGGCGGCGGGTCCCCTGCCGCTCCTCGTGCCGCGCAGCCACCCCCCCCCGCGGCGCCTGCTCAGGGTTTCATGGGCCGCCAGATGGGGAGGCTTAGTGCTCCTGCTCCTGACCCGTTTGGTGGACACTGGGGGAACTTTGACAGGGCGGGGCCAGCATCCCAACCGCCGCGCCTCCCCATGCAGCAGCGACCGCTGCCATACGGGAACAAGCCCCCGGTGCCACGTACCATCGCACGGCAGCCCCAGTTCGCGCAGCCCGCGCCTCAACAGCAACCCGCGCCGGCCATGCCTCAGTCTGGCGGATTCTTTCCGGGGCTTGAGGCCCTGCTGCCCCAGCTCATCAACCAAGCCACGTCGGGCTCCGTTGAGCTCATGCGCGGGGGGCGAAGATAGCATGGCGCAACTCCCTCAGACCGAGACCGTGCGGCAGCGCAAGCCGAATCCGTGGGGCCAATTCTTCGGCACCCTCGGTGGCGGGCTCCTGGGCGCGCTCACGGGACCGGCCGCGCCGTTCCTGGCTCCGATGTTCGGGGCGATGGGGGGCGGGATGCTCGGGGAGTTGACGGGCAAGGACAGGGAGTACCAGATCAGGCGACAGAACGCGATGAGGCTTCTCGGGAACCGGCAGTCACCCTACCAGCTCCAGCAGCCACAGCAGGCCGGCCAGCGCGGGGGGTACTAGATGCCGAAGACGAGCGAGAAGGACAAGCGCATCCTGAATACCCTCCTGACGCGGGTGCGGGAAGCGGAGCTTGCGAAGGGCTCCAAGGCTGCCGAGATGCAGCGCAACATCGCGTTCTTCTACGGTCGCCAGTGGATCCGCTACTCGTCCGAACGCGGCTGGTACAACGCCACGGTCCCGCGGTGGCGCAGCGCAATCACCATCAACTACTTCCAGCCAATCACGCTCCTGGTGGTCTCGAAGCTCGTCCAGAACAAGCCGGGCTGGGAGGCGATGCCCTGGACCGACACCGAGAAGGACTTGCTCAAGGCGCAGGGCAGCGAGAAACTCCTGGAGTTCCTGTGGGACCGGATGCGCATGCAGCCCCGGTTGGCCAAGGCCGTGTTCTACTCGTTCATGTGCGGCCACGTCGGGTTCCACACCCGGTGGGCCAAGAAAGGCTACGGCGGATTCAAGACCGAGATCCGGTCCCCGGACGGTGGCCAGGTCATTGACACCATCTACCACGGCGAGCCCCGGACTGAGATTGTCAGCGCCTTTGACCTGGGGATCGACCCGTACGCGGACGACGACGACGACATCGGCTGGATCTACCGGCAGCGGTGGGTCCATAAGTCGTTCTTGCGCGAGTTTGAGACCAAGGCCAAAGAGGGTGACACCGGCGTTGCGCGGGGCATGAACAACCGCTGGGAAGATTCCGGCGCGTTCCAGGAAGGCAACGACCCCGACGACTACGTTGTGCTCTACGAGATGTACTCCAAGGACGACGACCGCTACTATGTCTTCACCCTGAACCGTCTCATCAAGCACGGGAAATGGGAAGGCGACTACCCGATCCGGCTCTACCGCATGATGGACAGCATGGGGGACCTGCGGGGCAGCAAGGTGGCTGGCAACGCGATGATGGGGCGCCCCATGGCTTCGGTCATGGCCCCGCCGCAGATGGAGCTGAACAAGTCCGCGTCGCAGGTTTTGGAGTACAAAGACCAGACCATCCATCCCCGGTGGCTGGCTACGAAGGGACACCACCTGGACGCGAAGGGGATCTCGAAACGCCCCAACTCGGTCATCGAGTACAAGTACGCGCCGGGGTACCCGCCTCGCGAGGTCCACCCGAAGCCCCTCCCTCAGTACATTGTCAATATGGCAGCGCAGATGAAGGAGACGATGCAGGAGTTGGTGGGGGTCCACGAGATCAGCTTGGGCCAGGCACCCGGAAGCGTCCAGACTGGGCGTGGACTGGCTATCCTGGCAGAGGCCGATCAGTCCAAGTGGGGGCCTCCGTCCGTGGCTCTGTCGGATGTCCTGACCGACGTTGGACGGATGATCCTGCGGCTCTGGAAAGACAACGCACCCGAGCAGCTCACGTTCCGGGTCATGGGCGAAAACAGCCAGCTCGAAGTTCACATGATCCACCGGGACGGGGTCCTCTCCGAAGACGTGCGGGTCCAGCCCGGCTCCACCTTCTCGTACAGCAAGCAGCTCTACCGGGACCGCGTCATGGAAGCGTGGCAGCTCGGGGCCATTGACGAGCCCGGGACGTTGCTGCGGGAGATCGGCCTGGGCAACCTGAGTTCGACCCACGGCAGCCACATGAAGCATCGCAACCGCGCCAAGCGCGAGAATATGGCGATGTACCGCGGCGACACCCCGAAGATCGAGATATGGGACGACCACCTTATCCACATGGAGGAGGTTATCCAGGTCGTGACCAGCGTCATCTTCGACGAGATGGCCCCGGACAGGCAAGAGCTGTTCAGGGCTCATTACAACGAGCACTACCAGTCATATATGCAGGTAATGCAAGCGAATCAACAGGCTGCGAGCCAGCGGGGAGTCTCCTCTGCTGGCGGTGCGGGTGCGCCCGAGGAAGCGCCCCCGTCCGCGCAGACCGCCGCGTAGGAGGAAGCACATGACCCCGATTACGATGTTCATGATTCTGTTGGCCGTTGCCGCTGGCCTTGTGGCCCTGATGGGGTTCCAGGACGGTGTTGGCGGAGGAGAAGGCGACGGGAGTGGTACCGGAGAAGGCGACGGATCCGCGGGAGGCGGGGAAGGCGCTGGTGGTGCTGTTACCAGGGAGGAGTTCCTGGCACTCGGGCAGTCGATGACGGATGCGGTAGCGGGTCTCGGGACCAAACTCGAGGAGTCCTTGACTATGGCCACGGGCTCACAGCAGACCATGGCTGGCCTCATGGACAGCGTGAACAAGTCTCTCGGCGGTAGCGCTGGGGGCGGCGGGAACGGCGGGAACGGCGGACAAGGCGGACAGGGTGGTCAGGGCGGCGATGACCTCGACGCGCTGGTGGAGGCCGGGGAAGTGAACCCTGCGGTAGCGCAGCACATCCGAGGGCTCCAGGACCAGCTCAAGGCAAGCGACGGGCTCATCACCCAGCTCAAGGACCGGGAGAACCACCGGACGACCTCCGATGGTCAGGTCGCACTCCAGCAGCAGGTGAAGTCCGCAATGGACGGGCTTGGTGAACAGGACCAACTCCTGCTCACCAAGGACGAGTTGCTCGTCGGGATCTACATGA